TTGGCCGGCCGCCATGAGGAACGGCGTCTGATCGTCTGCCAGGAGCCCGGAGAGTCCCGTCAGCGTGAGTTCGTCGTTTCCACCGTTCTGGTGCGATCCGGAGTGTTTCGTCGGCACGGAGGGGGTCGTGTTCTGGATCGGCAACCCCCGCATATCGAGCGGCCCCAGAAGTCGGACGGTCTTTCCACCGACCCCCTTCTGGTTCTCAAGTTCCTGCCAGATCAAATCGAGATGGGCTTGCAACTGCACCATCAAATCCGGGGAGTTCGGTATGAGCCGTGGCGGCCTCATTATTCGATGTACCAGGGATCGTAGAATTTCACCGCCGCGGCCGTGGTGACTTCGAACCGGAACCCCATCCGGTAGAAGTTCCCCTTCGGCAGGGACACCTTGCTTCGCGTCCTGGCTGAGTTCGTGATCGTGATTGCCGTTTTCTCCACGCCGTCGCAGATCGGTATGATCGAGAGAGTCGCACCGGCAAGGTCGATATCGTAATGCAGGGCCGAGAAGGATCCCGCCTCAATGAGTCCCGGGCCGCACGGGTATTCCTTCGTCGTGAGGGAGAAGGCCCGTGAAGCGGCCGTCCCGCCGAGCGTCATCAGGTTTCCGGAGGCGTCTCCCAGGTAGACCGTGTTCGTCGTGAGATCCGCGAATCCGAAGGTCGCCGCCCGATCGCCTTCCGTGCCCCGGGCGTTCTCGATGCCGCCGATCAGGTCGATGACGAGTTCCCGGTCGTTCTCAATGGCGGTTCCGGAGGGGTAATAGAGCCGGTAATACCGGCCGTCCCAGAGGGAGAAAGCCCGGGCGTACTCGTCCCAATTCACATTCGAGAGCAGGTTCTTCCCCTTCTCGAAGAACAGGGTCGACGTGAATCCGTTGAACAGCCAGAGGCCGTTCTCCCGGGGGTAGATGAGCCCGAAGGGGGTAACCGACGAGGTTTTATCGGACAGCGGCCCCGTCGTGGCGAGGGTTTGATCGAGGACCCACGAATCCGGGTTTTTTCCCCGGAGCCGGATGAACCCCTTCTGGGATCCTACGTAGATGTTGTCATCCAGGGTGTTCAGCGAGGTATTGTCCTCATCGTCAAACACCGTGGTATTGAATCCGTCCCACCCCACATCAAGCGCCTGGGGCTCCATCGGCTGTCCCCACCAAAGGTATTTCCCGTAATTCGGGACTCCGATGAAGAACACCCGCTTGTCCTTGAACAGGAGACGGGCGCCGATCCCGCCGATCGACGGTTCAGCTTCTCCCGCAACCAGTTCCGATTCCATGAGTTTCGTAATGCAAGTGCCCTGGGCATCCCCTCCATAATGGATCGCATAGACGTATTCATTCGCGGTATGGAGGGAGGTCACGACCACCGAGCCGGTATCCACATATGCGGAACTATCGACCGCGGGGGGCCAGGTCAAGGAACTGTAGACCCTCCCTCCGGACCCGCCGAAGGAGAAGAACATTCTTCTTTGCGAGGCGTCATCGCCCGTCTGCCAAATATCGAAGGCCGCGTCGTACCCGGAGGCTCCGTTGACGCTTGTATCCTCGATGACCGCAATCGCCTGGTATTGCAACGTGACCACGTTTTTCCGGTAAAACAGCAGATCGCGCCTTTCTGCGCTTACATATCCCGATCCGAATCCGTACTGCCAGTTGTCATCCCACCCCTTCGGCAGTTGAGGATACCCACCATAAACATTGTCCAAGTAATCCATGTAGGGCCACATCGTTACCGAATAAATGCCCCAGGCGGCGCCCGGAGCGATCATCGGCGTCCCGCTTAAAGGGATCCCGAGAGGAACAAGGGATAACGACAGGGATCTCCAATCGGAACCGCTTGTATATCCGAAGAATCCCCCGGTATCTATCCAGAAAACGTCCCTTACTGCATATAGATTATTATCCTGAAGCGAATCTCCGGAGGACAATCCAAGGCGTTTTCTATACCAATACTGATATCCCCCGGATATGAATACATTTGTATAGAAATATGTTCCGGAATCGGTGTAGGCAACAAAGGTTCTTCCCGAGTACCCGACGTAACCGGCCGTTGGAACATAGGAAGTGATGGAATTATCGGACAGATTCACATCAAGCAGGATTTTGGCTTGGTTTGACGATTTGAACCCCGCGATGCAGTAATGAAGATCTGCCGATAACTGCCCGAGGATTGTAGATTCATCATCGGCGATCGCGGCCATGTTGAACGTATAGCCGGCCAGGTAAGCGTTTAGATTCACCACCTGGACGAGTGTTGAGGGCCAGGTGAACTTATAGAGCCAGTATTCCCCTCCGGAGGACATGATGAAGTACATCGAGTCGAGGTCGTTCGGATCCTGCACCGGCCCGTAAGGCCTTTGCCCTCCTGAGATGTTGTAGCGGCCGACGACGGAAAGGCTCATGGGTTACGCTCCAAAGATCGGGCGATACCGTTCCCGGGAGAACGGTGCGGCCTGTACGAGATCTTCATCAGAGACGTTATCGGTGTATTCCGCGGTTCCTATTTCGATTTCGTCGATGAGGAACGGTCCCACGATCACGTCCGGATCCGCGGTCATGTTCTGTGCGATCGCCTTATTCGTCTGGGACCTGACGATCGTTTGAAACAGATTCCCGAATTTCAGGGTTCCGGAGGATTGCTCGAGGGCCGTCTGCTTCGCCTCGATCGCCGTCCTCGCCTGTGCGAGAGTCGCCGTAACTCCGGACTTGTCCCGGTACAGCCGAAGGTGTGTGATCTGGGTATCCGGCGCCGTGGCAGGATAGGTCCAGAGGATCTTCGTGTTATCGACGATGAGGGGGAACACCGGAGAGAGGTCGGTTTCGTACTCCGTCCCGTCCGGGTACTTCGCAACGTAGGTGTAATAGAGGGCATAGGTCCCGGAGGGGGATCCGGCCTCTCCAAGGGATCCGGAGGGCGCCGTCAGGGGATTCTCGATTCCCCATTCCGTCACGGCCAGGGTCGGGATGTAGACCTTCTTCTTCGTCACTCCTTCCGTGGCGTACAGGAAGTTTTCAAAGGCGAACATCGAGATATCGTCGCCGTTGAAAGCTGAGGAAACGACGGTTTTAGCCATCGTCGTGACGAGGAAATGAACGAGATTATTCCCCTCGCCCACGAACAGGTGATCCCCCGTCTTGAACATCGAATGGATCCGGCCCATGCCCGTGGCGATCACGGTATTCGCCTTGGAGATCCCGAGGGCTCCGATCTGGTCGAAATCCGCGTTAAGGAGTGTGGCCGCCTCGCCCGGATCCAGTAGGAGGCGGTTGACCTGGAAGGTGTTGATCCCCTTCGTGAAGGATATCTCTGGGGGCCCCTGGGGCTTGGTGCGGGAGGGTTTCGACTGGATCGCCATTACAGCCCGTTCCCGTCGCCGATGTAGTCCGAATCAAGCTCCATCGTCTCGGGGAATCCAAGGTTATCGCCGCACATCGCAATTCCCTTACTGATTGCGCCCTCCCAGAGCGTCATGAAATTCGCACCGAGGGATTTGTCGATCCGGCCGTCGTGTTCCGTCCCAAGAAGGATAGAAGCCGCGTACCATTCGAGGTCCCCATGAAAATCCTCGGGGATCTCCGGGTACTGGTTGTCGTTGGAGAGTTGCGCCGCCTTCCGGACGAATTCATACTCGAGGTTCCCGTTCGGCGTCGTGACGGCGCCCAGGACCCCGAATTCCGTGTTGAAGAGGTACTGCTCGGTGTCCGAAGCCCAGGACGTCAGGACTCCGTACTCCCCCGCGTAGATGATGACGGAATCCCCCACATCAAAATCGTTGTCTGTGCCTCCCGCCAGGGTGACGGTGATCTTGTCGTTCGTCGCCTCGGAATCCCCGATCGCCGTGATCGCGCCCTTGGAGCCGTCCGTCAGGTTTTCGATCACCATCCCGACCATGACGCCCAGGGCTGACAGGTCCCGGCCTTCCGTATCGACGTAGAAGGCCGAGGATTCCCCCGTCTTATGGACTCCGGTAATGTTCCCGCCGAGCGAGATATTCGACCCGGAAACCACCACGCCGGTATCCTGGGAGACGTCGTAGGTCGCCCCATCGGCGTCCGGCACCGGATAGACCCCGATCATCCGGGTGTTGCCATACACCGGCCCCAGGAAGAGGCCCTTCGGCGTTCCCACTTCATCCCGCCAGGTCCCGGAGCCGTTATCGAGCCGCTGTACGGAGGTTCGGCCGAGGCGGGTGTACCCACTCCCGCCGGCGTCCCTGTACCTGGCAATCCACCTGGGATTTACGAAATCATGGAACCCCGTGGGGAGTTTGTAGAACCGGATGCCGGCCTTGAGGATCGTGATCGCGTTCGTTTTCAGGAGACGGGTACGGACGCAGAAATCCCGGAGTGCGGTATTGAGGTAGGCGTCTACTTCGGCCTTCGTGTAGCGCGTGAAGGTCTGAGCCGTTTCACCGAGTTTCGAGAGGACCCCATCCTCGAGTTGAGTGAGGGTTTTCCCGGTGTAGACGCCCGTTGTGGTGGTCTGCAATTCAGCCATCGGCGTTTACCCCTTCCGGTTGGATTTCTTCCCCGGGACGGGTCCCGCGGGGTTCGTCGCCGCGGGCGCCTCTACCGGATGAGAGTCTACATAATCCGATCCTTCCTGCAAGGGTTTTTCTTCAAGGGGCATCCTGATATCGAAAAGCTCTCCCGGTACGTTGTCTTTCCCCTCCGGGAAGGGAACGATCACGGGCTCGGTCGGATCTGAGATGAGAGCCCGGATTTCCGAGTCGGCCGGGGTAACCGGATCCTCGCCGGCCGGCGGCCGGCCGGTTACCTCTTCCGCGGCCGGGGTAACGGGATCCCGCGGAGCTGCTCCTGGAGCCGTTACCCCTGCGGGGGGCACACCCTCGGGGAGTTCCGGAATCTCGATCCCGCCCTGGGGCACCGAGAAATCCGGAGGCGCCAGGGATTGCGCCGGGAGTTGCCCCGGCAGAAGGGCTTTCGTTACTGGATGGAACCTCCACGCGCCTTGCGTGATCCACCGTTCGCCAGTTGCAGTTTCGACGCCGATACCGGAAGGCTTATTGGGGTTGAAGATGATCGCCGCCATTTTCTGAATACCTCCTTCATCCTTGGGATGATATCTGATGGATCGTACTCCGCGGCACAAGCGGAAACCCTGAATTGCTCGTTTACCGGACATTCCTTGATCGAGAAGATCATCTTGTGGCAGGGCGAACAGGATTGCCGGGATTGGACGGAGTTATCGTTTATCCAATACTTGCAGAGATTCGCCCAGGACGAGTGCGACAGCATACAGATCTTCGGGGTATCGAAGCACCCCGCCATGTTCAGGACTCCCGTTTCCGGCCCGATCACCAGATCCGCGTATTTCACAGCGATCGCCGTGTTGCGGATCCCCCACCGGCCGGATCGGTGCATATAGTTCGGGTTGTCATCAGCCGCCAACTCCAGTAGTTTCTCCGCGTGGCCGCCCACGGTGATGAAAAGCGCCTCCGGGTTGATCCGTGCGAATTCAGCCATCGCCATAGCGGCGTAGGGGAATCGCTTGTGCGGCCCGGATCCCCCCAGGGCCCAGATCACCACGAACCGTCCCTCGAGGGTCTTTCTCCAGATCCGGGCTACGCCTTCCTCTTCATCGGAGAAGAACATCTCCCCGTTTTCCCTGCGCCGGTCGATCCCCGCTACCTTCAAGGCGTGATCGTAATAGTTGACGTTCCCGAACTTCGCCCGCCGTTCGTCATCGGTTAAGTCGTACTCCGGGCTACCCTTGATCGACAGGAGAGCTTCTTCGAGCGTTCCGGAGAGGTTCACAACGCGATCGTAGCCCTTGGAGAGGGCTTTCCAGTAGCCGTTCAAATCCGCGTTCGGCACTTCATCCATCGCCTGATAGATGAACCGATCGACGTTCGGGTTGTGCCTGGCAATCTCCATGCCGTTATCTGAGGTATTGAACGTGACGTGATAGCCCTCTTCCTTGAGGGCTCGAAGCACGGGTGTTGCGATGATGGCGTCTCCGATGCCTCCGTACCGGATCACCAGGGCTTTCTTTTGATCCGGCGCCGGCAAGGCGCGCCGGTCTACCGTGAGCCCCGGCACGGACGAGAGTTTTTTCAGCACCAGGTCGAACGAATACTCATTGTCCTCCGCGTGGATCTCGTTGTGTAGGACTTCAAACGACGCGAATTCCCGCATGACTTCAAGGATCATCTCCGGGGTGAGATCGCTCTTGTGGTCCGGATTCGCTCCCGGATGGCCCACTCGCGGGTAAAGCTCCGCATGGGGGAGGTACAGCACCAGGTTTCCCCCTGGCCGGATCGTCCTCCACCATTCTTGAAGAAGTCCCGGAGGATCCTTGGCGTGTTCCAGGTAATGAGACGAGAAGATGAAATCGAATGTATCCGAGGCGAACAGCGTGAGCCCCCCTTCGAGGTCGATCGCAAAATCAGCTACCGAATCCGCTCCCTTCCCGATATCCAGGCCGATCGCCGTTTCCTTGATCTTCTTCGCTCCGCAAGCCAGGTCGAGCCCTTGGCCCTTGCAGAACTGGAGAAGCCGCGGCCGGCACTTCTCCACTTCCGGAACGTATGGATTCTCCTTGTCGATGGGTTTCCAGGTCATACGCTCCCCCCGATGAACCGGATCGGCTTCCCGTGAATCTTCGCGTAGTTGATCTCACTTCGCGTCGATTCCCCGATGTACCCTCCAACGTCGAGGACAAGCACTTCATCTGCCAGGTCGATCTTCCGCTTGTGGAGTTCGTCGAGTTTGACCTTCTCTTCCGGCGTCGGGGTGTACTTATCTCCATCGGCGTGTCCGAACCACCCAACGGTGAGGACGATGTTTCCGGCCATCGTCTCCTTGAAGTTTCGGTTGATGAATTCCCGCTTGAACCGCGTTGAGCCACAGAGGCACACGATTTTCGGTTTCATCGGGAGGCCGCCATCGTTACGAGATCCCGGCAGTAATCCGGGTTGCGGTTCGCCGCTTCGAGGTAATCCCACCCCTCCACTTTGTACCCGCACTTGTGGATCAAGGCCGAGAGGGACTTGAGGCCGTAGTAGTGAAGATGCTCCCCGGGCTTGTAGTGTCTCCATCCCATGATCGACCCCCGGGCGGGCGTGTTCATCAGCGGATCGACGTTCGGCGTGAGGATCACCAGGAGCTTGGGATTCATCAGACGGATGAAATTCCGAGGGCTCTCCATGTGTTCGATCACATCGAAGGCGGTCACCACATCCGGCCGGTCTATCACGTCCTTTTCCGGCCGGCAGTATTCCGAGAACGGGTTGATATCGAATCCGTGGAGTTCCACTCCCGGGAGGGCATGGGAGGACCGCAGGAAAGCTCCCGTGCCGGCGCCCACGTCCAAGAGGGTGATATGCCCGTTCATAAATCTCCGCAGGAATCCCCACCGGAAGGCCTCGATCTTCGCCCCGAGTTCCGTCTTGGCGAGGTTCCGGTAGTGTTCCAGGTACTTCTCGTCATACAGAGCCCTGTTGTTCGGGGCGTCGCACGTTACCAGGTTGCACGACGGGCACCGAAATAGGCCAGGTGCGAATTTCACCATCGCGGTCCCGTCTGTATCGCATCGTCCGGTAAACCATGTCGATTGCATCAAGGATCGTCTCCTGTTGGAATTTGTTGTTACAGACCGTTTCATCCGGCCCGACGTGAGGGTGGTAGCAATCCTCCGGTTCGTAAATCGCCCGAAGGCATGGGGAACAGTCGATTTGCGCTTGCAGGGAGAAATCGTTTCTTTGCCCCTCGGTGCATTGGAACACCGACGAGGACGTACAGAGCATCGTCTTGGGCGTTCCCCACATCCCCGCCGCGACCAGGAGTCCCGTCTCCGGTCCCAGGACGTAATCCGCGAACCGCGCCATGAGCATCACTTGACGGAAGGACGTCTGGAAGACCGGATAGACCCGGTGATCCCCATAGGAGAAGCTGTACTGCTTTTCGTTCGGACCCCCGGCCGGATAGAGGACCGCATCCGGGTAGAGGTCGAGGATCTTCCTCCCGATCTCCTTGGCGAACGGAAACCTCTTCTGAGCGTTGGATCCCGAGACGGGCATCAGAACCACGAAATCATTACGGTGGATTTCCCTCCACCGTTGCGCCCATGCCAGTTCTTCCTCGGTGAACACCAAAGTTCCGCAATCCCCCAATTCCCGCACCGTGGAGTACCCCGCCACTACAAGCGGAACCGAATAGAAGCTCTCCCCCTTCACGAGTTTCCTTCGCGTTTCCACCGGCAGATGAAAAGCCTCGTTATCCCTCCCCGGGATCAAGGTCCCTTCGAGCGTATTCGAAAGATTCACGATTTCATCCGGGTTGACCGCCTCGATATCCTTATCCAGAATCGCTTGCCAGTCCTCCTTGGTAGCCGGATTGATGGCCAGGATCGACTTGAAGCGGTTGTCGCTCCCGAAGATATCGAGCCCGCGGATTCCTGTATGGAGGTAGATTTCCTTCCCGTCTGCCAACATCCGGTCGATCACCGGAAGTAAATACAGCAGATCCCCGTAAGCTCCGTACCTCAAGATCATCGACTTCATCGGTTCACTCGTTCCGCGCGATCGAGGCGTTCGCCCACATGACGGCCTCTTCCAGAGCCGTAAGCGCCAAGGACCGCTCCCGGGACGGCGGGCAGTTCATCATGAGGACACCCGCATAGGCTTTCGCCAGATCCCGGATCTCGATGTACCGAGGCGCCTGATCTTCCTTCGGCGGGTGATAGCTGAAATCCTTGTCCAACCGGCGAATCTCGTCATCAGATACCTTGTATTTCTCCATCCCCTTCCCTCCTGGTTCGATGAGGGGCCCCCGGAGGGGCCCCTCGTTGGATGCTGTATTTGCCCGCTTACTCGGAGACGAAAGCCTCCTGGAACGAGCAAGCGACGGTGACCACGAGGGTCTGCGCGACCGTTCCCGCGGCGATCGCAAGGCGAAGGATATCGCCTCCAAGGACCGTGACGGTGGAATCCACTCCACCGGCAAGGACCGTGGCATCGGCATACGTCCCCAGGAAAGCGAGGGACCCGATGGTGACGTAGGCGCCCGTGCCGGCCAGGGACCGCTGAATCAGCCCCGTGACGCCGGCCGAGGCCACCGTCCCGCCCGTCACGATATACGCCGAGACGCTTTTCAGGATCCCGTTCCAGGTGGAGGGGACCTTGAAGATGCAACCGGCGATGCCCGCGATGGCGGCGTTCGTCCCGCCAAGGGTTACCCCGTGGCCGATCGGGAACAGGGTTTCGGGGCCGTAGGATGAATAGGATCTCTGTCCCATGATTAGGCCCCCCCATACTTGACGATCGAGTTGTCCGGATCCGATGCCCAGAAGATCTTGAAGCCCAGGATTGCGTACCACGCGATCATCTTGTCGCGGCCCACATCCTTGACTTCATAGCGGATCTCCTCGGGGATGACGATCGCTTCCACCACCGTATCGGCGCCGAAGATGTACGCTTCTCCCCAAGCCGCGGAGATTCCCTGGGCGTTGGAGAGGGCGTGGTTGGAACGGGAGAACCGAGTCTGGTAGTACGACCCGATCTCGCCGTTGACGGGGTACTTCGTGTACTGCCAGATCGCCTGGAGCTTGTCGTGCAAGCCCCTGGCCGCCTGGGTGGAGAGGATCCCGTGGTAGAACCCCCCCGAGAACTTCGCCGCTTTCATGGTCGCGTAGAGATAATCGACCATGTTTTTCGCGTGGAAGTCATCGAAGGACACGGAACAGGTCTGGGTGGGAGTGCCGTCGGTGTAGATGTTGTACGCGGTTGCCGAGGATCCGACGTAGACGATCTTCGTCGAGGCGAATTCGGCTTCCACGGTGGTATCCATCACTTCCACCATGTCGTTCTTGATGATGCGGTTGATCTTCTGGCTCTCGTCGAACTGCGACAGGGCTTCGAGCTTCCCCGTGTACCCGTGCCCGTTGCCGTATTCCGTCACGGACAACGTGCCCTTGTACGGGGTGTGGGACCGTCTCGGCATCGTTGCGGTTTCCACGAGCGTCCCGCCGGCCGTGCTGATGTTGCCCCACTTGTCGAAGTTTACCGTGTCGCCTTTGCTCTTGCCGAATTCCTCCTGCACGTCGGCGTACTGACGGAACACCATCTCCGCTTGCGCCGCGTGGCGGGTGGTACGGCTGAGTTTGGGGTTGGCCAGGTAGGATCCCTGGCTCACCCAGTTGGATGATACTGCCATGATGGTTCTGTTTGGCCTCCTTGAAGGTCGTTAGAGGGTTGGCCGAAGGACGCGATTCCGCTGAGCGTTCCGATGCGCGACTTCCGCGGACGGATCATCTCCCGGATCTTCGACTTCACCCGTTCCCGGCGCCCCGCCTGTACCCGGCAGGGTCCCGGCGCCGATATTCTCACGCTTGGTGTTGATTCGCGCCGCAATCGCCTTCTCCCGTTCCGCGTCCTTGGTCCGGAAGTGAGTCGCTACGGCGTCCCCGATTTTTGCGAGTTGATCGAGTTCGGACAGGCCCGCGATTTCCGGGCCCAGGCGTTCGGCCTCCTTGAGAAACACGCCGTATGCCTCTCCTGAATGAGCATACGGAAGGACGTGGGAGTTGTTCTTGTAGTAATCCTCAAGAAACTTCTCCCGCGTCGGTGCGTCCAACGTGGACGGTGAATCGCTCGGCTGTTCGGCCGGGGGCGGGGCGGTCTTGAGGGCTTCGAGATCCCGCTTCGTCACCGGCTTGTCGAGGTCGGCTTCTACTTCCGTCTTGTCGTGTTCCTCGAGCTTGTCGAGGTCGACGTACTTCCCCACCTTCGCAAGTTTCGCCTCGGCTTCGGCCTTTTCCCGCTTGAGCCGAGCGTTTTCCTGCGTCGAGGTGTGGAGGGCCGCCTGTGCGTCCCTCACTCGTTTCTCTGCTACGGGGTCCGGTGTCCCTTTGCCCTTGTCCGGATCCGGAGTCACGTCTCCCGCTTTCGCCGAATCCGGGCTTGCCGGGGGCTTTGCGGGATCCGCGGCGGGTGCCGGCGGGGCTTCTACGCCTTCGGTTCCGGAATTCGGGGCGGCATCGGCGTTATCGTAGATGCGCTCCCGAGCGGAAACGGACGGCAAAGGTGGTACTCCTGTTACGGGGGATTCGCCACCACCCCCCGCGCCACCGTCTGACCCTGGTTCTTCCAGGGTGAGTAGACGGTTTCTGAACATGAACTTCATAGCGCCTCCTTCTTACTTTTTCTTCCCGGCCGGTAGTTTCTCCTGGCCGGAAGAGGTTGAGGGTTGCGAAAGTGAGAGGATGTAATCCTTCCCGATCTCGATCTCTTCGCTGATCGCCAGTTCCGGGCTCATGAGCCGGAAGGCCGATTTCCCGGCGAGTTCGAGGAATTTCCCCCGATCGAGCAGGGGATCGAACACCGGGACGAACGTGAGGACCGAAACCACGCACGGGGTCTTGTTCACGATCGCCACTTCCTGGCCGTTCTTGGTGCAGGTGACCTTTACTTTGATCTCGTTGACTAACACCTTCCCCCCTTTCTACTGCCCGAGTTCCGGAGATTGATCCTCCGGGAGATCATCAGCCGTCATGTGCGCATCGGCCGCGGTAGCTATCAGGGAGTCGACGAACAGCTCCCACTCGTAGAGAGCCCCCACCGTAGCCGCCAGGACCGGATGGTTCTCGATGACCTGGTACTCCTTCTCCGTCAATTCCTTCTTCCGAAGGACGATGTACCCCTGGATATGCGTCTTGTAGATGTCCGATCGCAGAAATTCCTCGATCTCCTTCCCGCGTTGGATCCGGGCCTGTAGGGCAAGCTCTCTTTTTATCGTGTCCATTCACTCCCCCTTATTGAACCGCGCCGCTGTGAATCCTCGAACCGGCCGCCTTGAGAAGCTCCATCACCACGTTCGGATCCATCGGCGCGCCCTCTCCCGGAGGACCGGGCATCGGCGCCGCGGGCGGCACTCCTGGTGTAACTGCGGGCCCGCCAGGTGGAGCTCCGGGCGTTACCCCAGGCCCCGGAGGAAGAGGCTGACCCGTTGCGGGGTCAATTCCCGGAGGGATGGGTTGACCCGTGACGGGATCCACGGTCCCCGGCGCCCCGGGGATGGCGGCCGGCATATCGAGGACGAGTTGATCCGGATTCGGCCAATCGAACGTATTGAAGAACCGCGTAAGGAATTCGTCCAGGTCGAGGCGTTGCAGGAGAGGCGGGATCTTGGCGAGGACTTCGATCGCCATGATGATATCCTGCCGATCCGCTTGCTTATCGAAGAAAGCCGAGAGCCCCCTCACCTTGATCGGGTACCGCTTGTTGAGGAAGGCGTACTTCTGAGCTTCCGGAAGATTCTCGATATCGAAGCCTTCCTGCCGGAAGATATCGTCCGTCTCGGGGTTCAGGAGCGGATCCATGAAGAATTGCACCGTCATATCCCGCGACACTTCCACGGACTCGATGACGCCGGATTTCTCGATCGACGATGCGATGTTCTCGAAAGCCAGGGAGGAAGCCTCCGTCTTGCGGTTGACTTCCGTGGCCGTGACGTCTCGCCGGCCCTGCATCCCCTGGATGAATTCCGTCCATCCGGTATAGTTCTGCACGGAGTTTTTCAGGAATTCGGCAAAGGAGAACCCCCCCTGCGGGATATCCCCTCCCTGCTGTTGATGAAACGCCTGTCCGAGGGGCCCCTTGGTCTTGAACATCTTCCCAGGGGTAAGCCCACCCTCGGCCTGTTGCGGATCCTTCAAGGCGTCGACGTTCACTTCGGACGGAGCCAGGAGTGCAAAGAGGGCCTTGTCCCCCATGATGTTTACGATGTTGTCCAGGGCGTTGATGATTGGACGGATGCCGTCGATCATGCCGGCGCCGATGCATTGGAACAGGACCTTCAAGGGGTTGATGAACACATAGGGGTGTTTCCGTAGCCAGTACGGGGAGGGGGCGGGTTTCAGGAGCAGATACTTCTGGTTTGCAACGATGAAGTACCCATCCTTTACGACGATTTTCCCCTTTTCATCGGTCACCGATCCCCAATAGGTGTGCAGGACCACTTCCCGGCGATACTTATTCTTCGGTTCCTTGATCTTGAGCATGAGAAGGCGCTGATTATCGGCTTCGGTGCGGGCGGCCGATCCGAAATCCTCTTTGACGAGGCGATTCAGTTCCTTTTTGTCCCAGGGGATCCCCTCCGCGTTTTCGATCAGGGTATGGAGTTGCGGCCTGGATTCCTCGATGATCCAGGAGCGATCGAGCGGGAAGTGAAGCAGGAGCGGATTTACCACTTCGATCTTGAGCTTCGCCCGTTTCGTCGTTTCCTTGAGGAAATCGTGCTTCTGCACCACGGCCTTTCCGGTAGCGGGGTCGATCACCGGCTGTCCCGTGTTCGGATCCACAACGGGGATCGGGCCCCAGACTATCCGTGCATCCTCCACATTGACCGGGGAGAACCGTAGCGCGCCGATCATCACGGCCAGGGCAGACTCCACGCCTTCCTCGAATTTTTCGATGAATTCAGCCTCGTCCATATGGAAACGGACCTTCCGTGTGAACCCGCGGGCGAAGTTATCCATCATGTCCTTGATCGGCTGTCCGGTAACGGGATCCATCTTCTGCGGCGCGTCATCCTGCCGTTCCGGCGTGAATTCGAAGAACTTGTCGGACTTCATGAGGATCCGTTTCAGGAGCCCCGAGGCGCCCTTGATGGCCGGATAGACGGACGGAACGACGATCTTATGTTGCCAGTCCTTCTTCTTCGAGTAATCCCGGAAGGATCGGTAGCGGTCGTAGCACTCCATCTGCACCTTGCGGAACGGGCCGAAGGTATCCTCGGACTCCTTGAGACAGGCGTTCAGGAAGTTAACTACCTCTCGGTTCGTCATCCTCGGGACCCTCCATAAGATCTCGGAACCTGGAAGATCTCCATCTCCGGCTTCGTACCGCCGCGGCCGTCCTTTTCGTGATAAAACCGCTTCAAGACTGAGGACGTGAGGCGCAAGGTACGTTTCACCCGTGGATCCTCTATGTCGATCGCGCCGCCGACGCCGGCTTCCTTCACTGACCGCGGGACCTTATGGACGCCCCCGCAATCCTGGCACTCGAAGATCTGCACGATCTGGTGAGAATGACGCCCATCGACGAAAGCCGTACCCTTGAATTCCATGAGGGTGTGCTCGCAATCGAGGGGATCCTTCTGCCAGGGCGTTCCCAAGAGGGTCTGCTTCGGCTGACGTGCCAGGAATTCGGCCTTTTCCATCGTCTCGCTCCTTACGCGCTCGGCGTCAGCGTCATCGCTGTACGCTCCGAGGAAGTATTGATCGTTGCGGCGACACGAGTGGCAGTCCCGGAGGGATCCTTGATCGTCGCCCCCGCCGCGGTAGTCACGCCGGCCAGGACGGCAAGGATGATCGAAATGGCCTGTTGCAGGGTGATTGTGCCCTCCGCTTCGACCACGGCCGCCTTGATGGCGTTGACGATCTCGGTGACGGCATCGGTCGCCAAAGAGGCCGCGTTGACCACAACCCCGTCCGTCCCGGTGTCCAAGAGGATGGCGGCCGTATCGTCCTTGATGGCGCCTATCTCGGTATCGACGTACGCCGCGATCGTTACCAGATCGGCAGAGACAGACACACCCGCGGGGGCTCCCAGGCGGGCGAAGGCGTCTCCCGTCATGGCCGGCGCCGCGCTCCCCTTCCAGTTCACCACGTCGGCGTTGAGGTTCCCCGTGCCGAACATGGCATCCCACATCTGGGCCGAGATCACCATGAATTCGTGGAACACCGGGACGTGGTTCGCCGCGTCGGTGATCGTGAGGAAAAGGCGTCCGAGGAAGTTCACGTTCGCCGCGGTCAGTTCCAGTTGCATGAGCCCCGCGTCGTTGTTCGTGATGTAGTTGAGGTCGTTGTCCGTGGCCGAGGTCGCTCCGGTCACGTTGTCGAGGATGATCGTCGGGGCGTTCCCGTCGTCCGTGTCCTTGATCGCGGTGATCCGCTCGTTGGTGATCGTGAGGGATCCCTCGATCGTCACCCCGTCCGTTTTGTCGTAGAAAGGGCCCACCGTGACGATTACGGCCGTGTTCGTTTTCAGAAACCTCACGCCGCCCACCTCCTGCGATATTGGGAGTTGACGATCGGAGCGGAAGAACCCCCCGCTTCTCCTGCGGGGGTAAGAAATATCCCAAGGCCCCCGACCATGACGAAAAACTGGTAGTCGAGAGTCTTGGCACCAGACGCTCCCGGGGAGACTTGGAGATCCGCACAGCAGTATTGCCCGTTGGAGTAATTGCGCTCAGTCAGGGACGTGGAAGTGAGGGTGGAGATGTTGTTCCCGGCCGTCATCTGAACGTAAGCCGCGCTGGCGCTCGTGGAAGTGATGGAACCTGTGACAAAGGCCGCGTTCGTGGGTCCATACCCCGTGTAGGGCGTACCTTCCCACGGATCTCCGGTGGTAATGCACCCGGAAAACCGCTTCATAATTCCGGAACAGGAGTTACTGGTCGCCCTGGTCCAAGTGTATGACGCTCCCTCGCTCCCCCCGGCCCGGAGCCAATAGGAGTACCAGTACACGCCGCCCGTATTTACCGTCGATCCTATTTGAACCCACCCCGCGGGTGGTGTTGGGGCTGTCGTATTGTTGATACAGAGAGTGCAAAGAAGAATATCGTTTTCGACCGTGTTGGCGGGTTTGGTGAAAACCATGTTCGTGCGAACACTATAATTTAATGTGCTCGCTTCTCCAACAAGACTAATCGACATGGGTTACTTCCCGCCCCTTTCGTCCCGCTTGGATTCTTCCAACATCTTGTTCATGTTCTTGTTGCCGGTGCGCATCGGCTTTTCCTCGGGCTTCTTGAATCCCGTGGACGAACGGCCGTCCTTTGGGGTCCGCTGATATCCAACCTTCTCCGTCGCTTTCGGTTCGATCATGCTTTTCATGTCATCGAGAATTCCCATCGGTTCCTCCTGGTCAGGTAGCGTAGGATGACGAAATATCGGCAACCGGCCGCGGCCGGGGCCCCTGTTTCTTGATTTGGAAGATACGGGAAGCGACGTACTCGAGGGCGTTCATGATGTGCGAATACTCGTTCTTGTCGACCTCATCCGAGTAGATATCCTTCCCGATGACCTTCTTCCGGCGGTACCCGCCCGTAAAGGCGGTGATGATGAACCTCTCCCGCGGGTCGACCTGTAGGAAGTTGACGCCATCCTCTTCCGACCGTTGGAGGGCCATCTCCATCGCCTCGAAACGGCCCTGCCAGGTGACCTCGCCCGTCTGTACCGAGAGTCCGAACCCGCCGCCGTCCTTCAAAGGCACGTTCGGATCCCCGTTGAGAATGTCGAAGCACTTCCGTTCGTCGGTCTGGGACCGCTGATTGCCGGCCGGATCCGCGTAGTCGAGCCAGGTGTGCCCGGGATAGGCCAGGTTGCAGTAGTTGATGACCTCGGTTCCGAACCGGCTGATGCCCATAAATTGATCGTTCGGCACGAACAGGGAGGGAAAGACGTTCCAATGCGGCGCCGGCATGAAGATCCGTTGTGTGATGGCACAGGCAGGCGTACCGCCGAAGTCCCACCCGCGGATCATGGGAATGTTCTTGACGGCACGGAGGGGAGTCGGGGCGACGTGGCGCTGTTCGTTGAACGTCTTGTAGATCGGCAACCCCTCGCGGATCGAGAAGTCGATCTCCTGCTCCTTGCGCCATATCTGATTCTCCATACCGCCGGCGAGGCCCTTCGTCATCGTATCTCGCCATGCCTTGCCGGCCGGCGTGGCGGGGTCCCTGGCAGGGAAAGCGGAGTAATGGAGACGGATGGAGCGGATACCCGATTCGGTGGTCCATTTCTGGATTCCCTTGAGGGGAGGCAGGAAGGATCCCGCCGCGTTGCTCATCCTCTTACCTCCGGAAGCTCGGTTTGAATCGAGGCGATCGCGGCGTCCAGGGCAGACACGGACTTGCGAAGGTAGTCGATAGAAACCCCGATGTAGGCTTCGGTCTGGGGGAACCTCACGGGAGGCGGGATGCCTGGATCGAGTCCCGCAAGGACGCCCAGGACCTCCTGACGGGCCTGGATGCAATCGCCCATGACTTCCTTCCAGGTGGACGGGGTAACCGCCGGCGCCGGCGCTGCGGCCTCGGGCGTTACCTCAGGGGTAACGGGATCCGGGACCTGGCCGGCGATCGCCGTTACCTTACCAGACAATTTGAGCCACCGAGAGGAAGAAGATACCGGCGCCCACCAGGGGCCCGAACTGTATCCCGAGAAGGATGCATCCCACGGCCAAGAAGAGGAAACGGGCGTGGTCGCTCATGATGCGAAGGCGTAGGAGCTTGTCGGATCGGTCATGAATCCCCCCATTCGTCCGAACTCGGAAGGATCGGCCGAGGAAACGGCGACGATCTTCCGGCAGGAAGGTTTCGCGGCACGGAAAGCTTGAAGGAAGAACGGCTGAAAGGCCGCCTCATCGGAGAACAGCCCGGATCCCGTGTAGGACCGGATGGTGTCCGAGCCCTGGGGGATGCCCCAGATCTTTGAACCGTTGGAGTAGTGTTTCTGCCCGTAGGACGGCTTCGGACCCTTGGGATCCTGCATCCACCAGGGAAGGCGGGACTCGATGAAGTCGATCCGGGCGCTCCCGGGCTCCTTGTTGAACACCAGATTCGCGGCGTCCTCTTCCTTCTTCGACTGGATGAAGAGAAGCTGACCGCCGTAGAAGCGAGCCCACCAACAGAAATACGCGCACATGAACCAGGTGACCATCAGTTGCCGGCTCTTGCCGATGAATACGAGCGGGTTGTTGTGGACCTCGTAGAGGACGTCCAGAAGGGCAAGCTCTCGCGGGAAGGGCTTGATCGTCTCGATCATCGAGTATTCGTCCTTCGTCCAGACGTATTTGAGCGGGTGGAACAGCCAGTACGCGCAGGACCGCTTGCACTTCTCAAGCTCGATGACGCGCGAGGCGGGATCCTCGTCCAGACCGGCGCCGTAGTGGAACCATTGCTCGGCCGTCCAATCAGGATATAGCGCGTCGAACGGACCCTTGGCGGGCACGGGCGGCCTCCTCGATTGCCTGGTTGATCTCTTCGTCCGTCATGGAGCCCACCTTCCGACGAAGCTCGTTGTACCGGGATTGCCGGCGCAAGGCCAGTTCGTCGACCTGTGTTTTCGCGGCCTGGTCGCCGGTGACGCCGATCAGGAAGCCCATCTGGGCCATGAGGCGGTGGTAGAACTTCCGAACATTCCAATCCGGCAAGAGGGTGTCGACGTGGGATACCTCTTTCGTGTCCTTGTTGACCACAACGCGGATCCTGGTTGCGGTGATCCCCTCGAGGATGGCCCGGAGTAGCACCTGGTCCGAAAGCCCGTTGGCGGCCATCAGGACGCGCAATTGAGGCTGTATGCGCTCCAGGAGGCGGGCGCCGATCAGGCCGGCCTCGTGGGGATCCGTGCCCTTGCGGGCTATGCCGGATTCGAGGGCCGCGGCGCCAGGATCGGCGTTTCGAAGGTAGATCCGGAGAAATTCACGTTCCTTGCGGGTGAGGTTGACGGGCTCGCCGTCCTGGTCGATGGGGAGATCCTTGCTCATGGGAACGGACGGTACAGGAACCGACAAAAGGCTGTCAAGAAAATAATTCAAGGCGTTCAGGCACTTATACCGCCACAGCATAAACGAGGATGAGGGTCTTTTACATCAACGACAAGGAAAATCTACTTCTCCTGTGACTGACTTGAGGACTCCGCTTTCCATTCCTCGAAGCCTTTTTCAAACCGATACTGCACGTCAAAAACGAGTTATCCACAGAAAAAGGGACTTATCCACAGGGTTATCCACAGGATGGGGTGGTTCCTCTCTCAGACTCTCACCTCCCTTCACACCCGCCGAAGGCGCCACTATTTAAAGCCTCTTATCTTATTTCTATGTTCCTTTAATTCTTGCGTTCGCAGTTCGGGGCCAAACGGGCGAACCCGAAAAGGCCCCAAAGGGACGATCCCGTTTTGCCGTAAAGGGACGATCCCGTTTTGCCAAAATGGGCCGGCCCCGTTTTAGTCGTTCTCGCGGATCCCACATAGCATATTTAATTTCTTAATCACGGGTCGAATCATGGGTTTATTGAGGCCATGTAGGTGTTTTGCGAGGGGCTTATAGATTTTACTCTGCGGTAAAAAGTGCAGGATCTTGACCGCCATATTGACCTGTTGAGTGTTCCTATAGTCCTCGATCGGGTTCAATCCCAGGGTGGGATCGAGCATGATGAGGCCCTTCGATTCGTCTTTATACACAAGCTGTAATTCGACCAGGCTTGCCAGGGGTTTTTGAAGATCCTCCGGTTTCCACGATAAATCAGCGCAAAGGTAGTAATCCGGGCACTTGAACACCCCGACCATGTTCGAATGTTGCGAAATCAGGATCTCAAGGAAAAGGTTGTAGCGGTCGGCGCACAGGTCGTAGGGTTGGAGGATCTGTCGAAGGTTCGTTGGCACCCATTGTCTCCGCGGATTCATATCTTCTTATCCTGCTCAATCCATGAGAAGAAATCAGCGAACTTCAGGGCTCCACCGGACCAGGCGATCATCCGGACGGCCAGAGGGGACGGTATGGGGATCTTCATTGCCTCGTACCGGGAGTAGGCCCCCTGGGTGATCCCGAGCTTCTCAGCCACATCGGCCTGTCTCTTCTTATGCTTCTTACGCCAAGCCTTGACCTTCTCCATCGGAATCCCCCTTTTATGGAATGTCCTGTTTATACCGAGGAAATATATATTCTGTCAAAGTATATTTACCTGTTGACATTCTGGTGACAATACGGGTACAAATAAGATAGGGCTAAAATAAACGCGGGAGGTTACAGGGGATGGCCTACATTGTGAAAGCCGAAACACAGTCTGGAAAGGTCCGGTACGCGGGCATCAGCGACGGCCCGCCGGTGAAGGACAAGGGCGAAGCTCATGCCTTCTTCGACCGCGGAGAAGCGGAAACCGTGGCACGGAAGATCCGAAGCGTCATCCCGGCGACCTGTACGGTCACCGTGGAAACCGTCTGACAGGCAGTTATCCTATCCCTGGGGAGGGATCCTATGGCGAGATGGATATGGAAGCGAATTGCCGAGGCGCTACACGCGAAGGGGTACGTCTGTTCCGTACAAACCATGCACGGCCGCAAGCTGTATCAAATCGTCAATCCGGATCCTTACGGCGGTTTTCGCTCCCGGTTTGACACGGTGGAGGAAGTTCGGGATTCATTCGGATTCGGCGATCCATTAACCGACGAACAAGGAGGATGGTGACATGGCAAAGCTCAAGTACCACCTGGTAGTGGCGCAGGGTTACCCCGCGATCGACGCGGCGGCCAAGCTCGATTCGAAAGTAAACAACCTCATGGAGGCAGGATGGGAACCCTCGATGCCTCCGGGAATGTTCGTCGGCCCCTTGACGGACCCGGGCGGCCGCCTCGATTCGGAATTCTACACAGCCTTTCAGACGCTTCTCTGGAATCCCGCAAACCAGAATCCCTTCACAGAGAGAAGGGTAACCGCCGGCGGCGGCCGCGGCGAGGATCCGGTTACCCCGGTCGACCACGAAATCCAGGTATTCAATCGTGACACTCAGCTTTGGAAAGACGCCTGGGCGGCCCTCGAGTATGAAGTTGGCGATATCTCGATCTGGATGTATATGTCCTCCAAGCTCATTAACCTCGGGCTTTCCTGGGAACACTCCTTCAAGCACATCGAAACCCGGACGTATCGAACCGTCACAACGCCGCGGCAGCCACAAAAGGAGGGGTAACCGATGGCCTGGTGGGGATGGTGCATCTTCGCGCCGGCGCTCCCGATCCTGGTCTTTTACTGGCTCAAGGAACGGGGATGGTGACCAACATGAATCCGCGCACCTGGTTCCATAAATCGGTCCTGGGGCGCAAACGATGGGAGGAAGAGATGGCCAAGCACGAGTACGACGAGGGGAAGGACGCCCTCATCCGGGAACTCGACTACGTTGCAATTGGGGAACGGCAATTCGCCTGTATCGGCATCTGGAGCTACAACGGTGGGGAAGCAAAGCTCGGGATCCAGAGGAAGATCTCCACCCGCCAGGGCACGATCACCAAGGCGATCGGCCGTATGACGCGCTCCGAAGCTAATATCATCTTCAAGGTTATCGCCGAAGCCCTGGCCGATGATTCCGTTTGGACGCCGGGCGCCGTGAAGGTGTAGGCCATGTGCAACTACGTTCCTGCGGGGGATCAACCGGATGATTTGTATCTCGCCATCCAAATTCAGCGATGCCCGGAAGAGGCCGCGGCCTATCTCGCTGACGATTGCCGGAAGAAGGACAAGACGATCCAGACCCTCAACACGGAGCTTGCCAGGGCAAGGAAGGAGTTTGCCATCATGAAGGAAAAGGCCGAAACAATGCTAAGGAGGTACTCATGTCCAAAGTCAGGATGACAATCCACATTCCGGAGGGGCTCCGGACCCTCATCGTGGATGAAGCAGAACAGCATGAAGAATCCCTCTCGGAGTTTTCCCGGAAGGTTTTCGAGAGATACTTCAAAGTCTTGGAGGACGCCAATCCGGCGCCCAGGGAGGTAAGGAAGCGATGAAAGATAACGGCCTCAACATCGTTCAAGAGCTTCTGCTCAAGAAGCGGATCCGCGACGAGCTTCTCATCGAGGCGGGGTACAAGAGACTCGCGGACAAGGCCGCGGGGATCAAACGGCCGACGTTCATCTACAGCGGGTTCAAGCGCATCTGGCACGTCGTTTTCAATTAGGAGGGCACCATGCCAAGGCTACCAAGGCCCAGGGGCGCCGCGATCGACCTGGTTCATACCTGGATCCGGCGCCAGGTCCTCACCCTCAAGCGGGAGATCGCCGGCCTTGAGAAGAAGGGCATCCTCCTGGCATACCCTCATTTCAAGAAGGGGACCAGGAGGATGTACCTACTCGAACCCACCAACGGCGGGAAGCGGAAATACCACTACATCGGGGGTAACGAGATATCCCAGAAGTTCGCCCTCGAGAAGATCGAGCGTTACCACAAGGTTCATGTGCTGTGCTTGATGCTCGGAGAAGTAGAGCGATGGCTCTCGGACAATAAAAGCTCCTTGGATCGCCTCCTGGACAATTTCATGATGACGAACAGGGCCGCCGCGCAAGCCATCAAGGACGGGGAGAAGTTCACCTGGAAGCACACCACGATCGAAAACGGGGTAACGCCGCGGAGCTGCTCGAGGCCTCGGCCGGTTACCCAGGATCCCGACGAGGAACGGGCCTGTAGGATCTGCGGTTGCACGGAATTCACCCCATGCCCAGGGGGATGCTTCTGGGTGGAAGAGGATTTATGCTCGAGTCCGGAGTGCGTCAAGAAGGGTAACAAGGCCCCGGGATCCGGATCTCGATCGCGTTACCCATCGAAAGGGAGGTAAGACTATGGCCTTCTGGTACAACCGTTGGACGCTTTCCGGCCGCGTAGTGAAGGATCCCGGGCCCCCTCGGTATCTTCCATCCGGCCAGCCTCAACTGGATTTCATGATCGCCAACAGCCGGCCTTCGGCCGGGAAAGGGACCACACAAACGGAACAGGTATCTTTCTTTGAAATCGTAACCCGCGGCCGTCAGGCCGATGCCTGTGCGGAACATCTCCGGAAGGGCTCTCCCGTCTTTATCGAAGGGGAGGCCATGCAGATGGCCTATCCGGCATCCGGCAACGCCCCCATCCGGAAGCGGGTCGTTCTCCGAGCCCGCATGGTCTGGTTTCTCGCACCGGGGATAAACATGACGGCCGCGGAGGACCCGAGCGGGGTGGAGGTTCCGGAATAATGGCTCTATGTGTAAAGTGTAATAATAATGAGAGGGTACATCGCCTTAGAATGTGTAGAAGTTGTATGAATGAAAGAGCAAGGTTTTTGCACTCTGAGAGAAATAAAGGTATTTATCAAACTCGGCCCTGCTATGTAAATGAGCCGTATGATGGCCCATGTATTAGATGTGGGAGTAATCCATCGGTAGATGGCCGCAAAATATGCGCGGAATGCGTGAGAATTCAAGCCAGAACCTTTTATAACAATAATAAAGAAAAGATAGCAAAACAACGCGCATTATTATTCCATCCAAGGTCCTTAGATCCGTGTTGCCGTTGTGATACTAACCCAAGAGAACCAGGAAAAAGAATCTGTTGTGAGTGCAAAGACAAGACCGCGGCCGCCTACAAAATATCAAAGAAATTGTACCAAGAACAATTGCGGAAGATTCCAGGACACTATAAGCGCAGATATCATAAGTACAGGAAAACAATATTAAATAGATTGAAGTCTAATTGCGAGGAAATGCGTGATTCTTACATAAAAGACTTAATCCACGCAAAGACCGGCATTTCTGTTACCAATATAACAGTCGAAATGATCCGCATACAAAGAGAAGGACTAATTATCTACAGATTACTAAAAGATATGAGGGAGGAATTCCATGTCGACGAAACAAAAAAGATTTACGCAAGCTGTTATCATTCTGCAAGAAACACAGGAAGATAACGAGAAGATCAAAAAAGCTCTTAATTTATCGCTCGATGAAATTATCCATGTTCTTGAGAACAAACAGAAGATCACCGATCGCACGAAGATGGCAACAGCTACCTTCATGGGATACACGCGCTTGCGTTCTACCCAGGTTCACCAAAGAGCGTTGGAAGTAGCCGTTGCCCGCAAGGACGTCCTCCCGCTACCGCCGCATGGAGAAGGGGAATAGTCTTAATGAAAAAGAAAGATGACTTAACGATGGACCTGTTCGGTCATGACGATCCCGATTACCCGCTTCCAAGCGCGAGAACGAACGACCCTGAAACATCACACTTGGCCGCGATCGACGCGAGAAAGAGCATGGGCCCCGGGCACAGATTGGTTTTGCGCTTCCTGTATATCGCACCCATGACTGATTACGAGCTTGCCGAGGCGACGGGATTTCAACAAAACAGCATCGGAAAGCGGCGGGGAGAGTGTGAGAAGGTAGGGTTCGTCACCGTAAAAATCGGTGATGACGGAAAACGGCTGAAACGCCCCGCGCCGTCCGGGTCCTTGTCGCTCGTATGGTGTTTGACACTTAAAGGAATAATGCATTTCGAAGAACACAGAGCCTCATGGGAGGACGCATGACTGATTACTGCGTCGGATGTTCCAAGCGGATGTGGTGGTGGCAGAAGAAGGACGTTCACGGCCGCCCCTGGCACTTCCGCTGTTTCGCCTCCTGGGAGACGGGATACAGGACCGCCCAGAGGTTCGCCCAGGAGGAAAACGCCCTGCACGGCTATAAGGGCCCCTGGGACCTGTACGGGGATCGAATGTTGAACCAGTACCTCTATTCAAACCTCAAGGAAGGATCCCCCCCGGGAAAAGGTCCCATCGTCTCTACTATGTCAAAAAAGGATTTTCTACCGCCAGGATGCCCAAAACCCGAAGGAGGTACATTCTCTTGATCCCTCACACCGTCCATATTTCCCTGCTGTTCCCGGCCGCCGTCGCCGGCGGGATTCTCACCCTTCTCCTGTTGACCTTTTTCAAGGAGGGCCCAGACGAGGGGGAGTACCTTTCCAGGATCCACGATCTTGAGTGTCGCCTCGCATCCGAACACCACAAGAAAAACGCCTATAAGACGGCCTACGACTCCCTGTGCAGGGCTCCCAGGTACGTCGACGTAGCAGGGGAAGGGGCCCAAAGGATCGTCAAGGAGCGAATCCGGCAGAAGGTTTCGGAGGGATGGACTCCGGAGCATGACGCGGGGCACATGGAAGGTCAGCTATCCGTCGCCGCCGCCTGTTACGCGATCCACGGAGTAAGAATCGACTATACTCCGGTTTCCGTCGAAATGGCCTCCGGTGGTGACGCATGGCCCTGGTCTTTGAAGTGGGACAAGCGGGAGAAGCATGAACGGATGCGGCGCCTGGAGATTGCCGGCGCCCTGATCGCCGCGGAGATCGACCGCCTGGTATCCAACCCCTTACCCGATGGCCGCTAAGGCCGAGAAGGAGGTAGCACATTGAACCCATACGAACCAGGCAACCGTCCGCGCTGTATCGTCTGCCTCGAGGAACTGGCCCCGGCACCTTCCGAGCGAGACGGGGAACCGACCTATTCCGGTTTCCTGCCCTGTCCCGATCATCCCAAGGCCGCCGCTCTCTACAAAGACGAGGTAACCGGATCCCCGACGTCGCCGGCGATCGCCGTTACCCCTCATCTCTCCGTTGGTACGTCCTCGAAGCTCCACCACCTGAAAACCTGGCCCCGGTGGTTCGTTCCCGCCTGGGCCGGCCTCAAGCCGTTCGAGGTCCGGAAGAACGACCGAGGCTTCATGGCCGGTGATGCCGTGATCCTCGAGGAATGGGATCCCAACAGGCCGTGCAGGGGCGTAGACGGCGCCTGTAAGGACGTTTGCATCTGCAAGTACACCGGCCGTCAGATCCAGGGAAAGATCACCTACGTCCTGCCAGGAGGCGATATAAGCGGCCTTCCCGGCGCCGGGGTGAAGGGTAGTTGGTGTGTTTTCGGGTATCAGACGATTTCGAGGGTAGTTTCCCAATAAACGGCGCGTCAGGAGGCGCCAGGATCGACGATCTCGAACCCCCGGGGACTATCCCCCGGGGGTTTTTCCGTCTTTTACGGGGTAACGGGATCCCGACCTGGCCAGCTCGATCGTGTTACCCATGCTCGGTACACTTCGGGCCCCTTGGCTCTTTCCTTCTTTCAGGCCCCCCGTATCCGGGAGAGAACTTTCCTTCTCCGTGCCCTCCCATCTGTACGATCGCATCATGAGCCCCCCGGAGGCGGTTATGAGAAGCGATCACCCCGTCGATCTTTATATCCTGGGAGGAATTATGTTCCCACAAGGCCCGGAAGGTATCGACGACCCGTTTTTCCATATCGTCGAACCGGGACATGATCGGCCCGATTTCCAAGCGGATCTCGTCTCGTAGAACTTTGAGGATCTTGTAGGTCGCCACGACAACCGACAAGACGATCGGCACGGCGAGAGCGATGAGGTTCCATAAGATCGCCGGGGAGAAGGATTCTCCCCCGGGTGGGTTTGTCATTTACCGACTCCTTTGATTTTCTCCACGGATCTCAACGTACCAAGGCCGAGCATCCCTGCCAGGAGGACGATCAGATCCCCCATCGGCACTTCGGGCAGGATGGGGACGCTCAGGACGTCCCGCCCGGAGATCACCGCGCCACACTCGAAGATGAACGGCAGGATCGGTTTCAAGAGGAAGGTGTAGAACAGCCCCAGGACGCACACCCATCCCACGGCCGGCCGCCATCGCGTGACAAACGGATCCTGAGACGCCGCTTCGAGCTTTGCGATCGCGGTCTGTCCCTCCATCTGGGACCGATCATACTCTGCCTTGGTCTGGGCCGCGGCCGCCTCGAGGGCGGTCATCTTCATCATGAGTTCAGCCTGTTGATTCGGATCGAGGATCGACTTCCCGGTGATCGCCTCCCGGAGATCCTTCGCAAACACACCGAGCCCCGAGAACAGCCCCGAAGCCCCTCCTGCCAGGAGTTCCGAGAAGAAGGACATTAGAGTTTCACCCCCCGGAGAGTTTCCTCAGCGGCCTTGATCCGTGTGTAGTGTTTCCGCATCACCAGGGCCCCGACCGCAAAGCCCACCGCCAGGGCCCCGACCACCAATCCCAACACCGTCCATCCGTCCATTGTGAATCTCCTTTCACTCGTTAAGGTTTGCGTCTGGAACCATGTCCAGGATCTCGATCAACGGACGCCCCCTCCTGTACCAGGGGGGCTTTTCGGTATTCCCACGGGGGATGTCCACGAAAAAGGGGGGGAGAACGGGCCCCCCACTCCTTTCGCCGTCACCGATTTCACCCGGAGGGTGTGTTGTACGTTATGCCCGTAGGGTTTCGGAATGGGTACGGCTAATGCCGTGGTCGCCGGAAGGAGCGTCCCATCCCACTCCGCGACATACGAGAGAGGGAGATCGGCTGGCTCGATCGCCGTGTTATCGGTGTACTGCGTTGCTGATTGCCAGAATGCCTCGCAGGAATCCGGGCACGTCGCGCTTGCGAAGCCCGCGTACATCAGAATCACCATCGCCGCCAGAATACCGAGAATCTTTTTCATGTTGCCTCCCTTTCGCCCTTGGCGAGTTCTCTGCAAATCCGTTCCGCACGTTTTCCGACCTGCCCGAACCACAGCGAATCCATCGCGTGTCCCGCGATTTCGCTCCAATCGTCCGGATCCTTGTCCATGATCTCCCGGACCATATTCCGGAACTTCCGGACTCCATCTTCGCCCAGGTTGAAGATCATGTCCACCAGACACTCCTGCCGAACCTCGTTGATCGGTGTAGGGACCCCGAGGAACAGGTCGATGAACCCTCCCACCGCCGTCAGGATATGCCTCCACAAGAGCTTCTCCGCTTCCGGTTCGGTGATCGTCGCCCCAGGCCCAGGCGCCTTGCACCCGTACCCGTAGGTCCATTGTTTCCGATCCCAATACGCCTCGGCCCGGAACCCTTCCTCGGTCTTTACTCGTTCGATGATCCGCTCGATGTTCATTTACCAGGCCGCCTGGGCCGAGCGTTTCCATGCGTTATCCGCGGCCGGCACGGTGTAGATGTACGAGTTGTCGATCGCGATCATCCCCGGTTTTCCGAAGGCCGTTGCCGATGCGGGAGTCGCCCGGAAGGGCGGGTAGATGGCGATCCACGTTCCCGGGGTGCCGGCCACGGAGCAGTACCAGTAGATCGGCGTGTCGGCGATCACCGTGGGGATCGCGGCGACGGTGCTGTAGACCCGATCCCCCACGGCATACGTCCCGGACGTCGGCGCCGCGGCGCCCGTGTCGAACACCTTTCCGTCGATCGTCACCTTCAAGAAAGCTCCGATATTCGCCGTTGAGGTCCCGGAGTTCGTCACCCCGGTTGTGGTAATGGCCCCCGTTGTCAGACTGTCCGATACGAAAGCCCCGCTGAAAGTGCCTGTCGTTCCGGTGAGGGCCCCCGTCAAGGTCGTCTCCCCCGTGATGCTTGCCGTACCGGACGCCACAAAATCGACGATGGAGAGGATATACCCCGAGATCGTCCCGGAACCGTCCCCGGTGATATTCAGGGGCCGGATCGTCCTGGTGTAGGAGTTATCCCAGGGGATTTGCGAGCCGTTGAGCCTGGTCAGCGTGATCGTTGAGCCCGTGGAGGTCGCCCGGGAGAACGTCTGCGCCGGCACGTTATCCGTGCCCATGTAGATATCTTCCTTGCCGATCAACCCTTTGGTGATCGTATCGGCCCCGACCGAGAACACCACGACGGACAGGACCGCCGTGACGAACAGCAGAAACCACAATTTGTTTCTCATCACTTACCTCCGTAGACTTTATTCATACGCAAAAACGCCGGCCGTTGCAGGACGGGTTGTTTCAGGAGTCCACGCAGTTCCGGGGGTAGCATCGTCTCCCCGATCTGCTTCTCGATCGCCTTCTCGTCGATCATGATCCATTCCTCGGGCGGTACT